GTTCGGTGACCCGCAACAGGTCGCCCTCGACGTTGCAGTAGTCGCCCGGTTCGGCCGCGAAGTCGAACATCGGGGTCGTTTCCACGATCACTGATTCGCCTGCGTTGGTGCGGCCGTCGAGGTAGGCGGCACCGATCGTTTCCAACACGTCAGGGTTTTCGATCGGGCCGACCTGGACACTGCCGCCCGGTCGGCGTCCGTACGCGATGACCGACAGGTCCGAATCCATGAGGTAGAGGCCGCGGTCGCGGACCAGCACGACGTCGTTCTCGATCAGGTAGTCGGTTTCGACAGCGTGCGACTTCAGGTTGCCTTCGGCGGTCGACACGGTGATCGGCTGGATCGTCCCGCGGGCATCCTTGTTGAACAGTCGCAGCTCGAGCGCACCGTTGTAGGTGACGGCGACGTCGCAGTAGTTCGAATCCTCAAGCTTCGCGACTGCATCGGCGAGCGTCCCGGTGGCGTCAAAGTCGATTTCGGGGATGAGGTCGGCCCACGGGTCGCCGTTGGAATCGAGTTCGTCGGTGAAGTCCCAGGTCAGGTCGGGCAGTTCGCCGCGCAGCTGGCATTCGCCGAGCAGTTGACCCATGATGCGGCCGACGGTGTGACCGAACCCGGCGTCACCAGTCTCCGGGTAGGCGAGGCAGTACCAGTCGCCGAACTGCGGGCCGAACGGGTCGGGCGGCACGTTGAACCCGGTCGCGAAGATTCTCGTCGCGAGGCCGTCGACTCCCGTGTTCCACGCTTCGGCCATGACGGCGCCCTTGCCGCCATCGTTGCGGCCCCGCACCACATACCGGTAGGTGCCCGCCTTGAGCTTCATCGGGCTGCGCCACGGGTCGTGCCACACCTGAGCGGGAAACTCGGGCTCCTCACGTTGCAGTTCGGTGCCCTGCAGATAGTCCACGAAATTGTCGTCGGCCGTCACCAAGAACACAGCGATCGTGTCGGTGAGGATCACAAAGTCGCGTGCGAACCAGCAGTCACCGATCGTCATCAACTCGGCTTCGGCTTCGCCCCACAACCATTTCGCATCGTTCGACGGCCAACCACGCGGCCGAGCCGGTTCCGAATCGGTGCGGGCCTGCTGGATCGGTGTACCCCAGTCAGCCAGGTCGATCGTCGGACTGGCGGCGTTGAACAAGCGGCGCCGCGAGATCGGACGGGTGTCCTCCACCCCGTCCGACGCGACGGGCAGCCACGGCAACACACGGCCACGCTTCAACACGCCGCGCAGCGACTCGCCCGACACCGTCACCGTCCGGTTCGCGTCACCGGGGTCGGACGGAACCAGCACTTCACGCTTCTTATCGATCGTGAACGCGAGCGGGACCCGGCCGTTGTCGTGAACCTGCACGATCCTGCCGCCGGTCAACTCGCCGACATCAGGGTGGTCGTGATCGACCGCGACTTTGCCGTCACCGATGCCGCGCAACACATCCTTGCCTGACAGTTCACGCACCTGGCGCGACGCGGTCAGGTTGCACACCTCGGTCGTGTTGTCGCCCTCGAACACCTTGACCTCGACGGTCACGACCCGGTCGGCTCCAACTCGCCACGCGGGATCGTCACCGTCATCACCGCGTTGCACTCAAACAGACCTTCACCGAACTTCGGTGGGCCCACCTGAACGTCACCCTCGTACACGGCGCCGTCGATGTCGGCCACCGTGCATGTGACACAACCGTTCGCGTCGCGGGCAGCTCGGAAGTAGGTGGCAGCGAACAGTCGTTTCACCGCGGCGAGCCGTTCGGCGGCGTTGTTGTAGGTGTCGCCCGGCGGGACGTGGTTGCCGGTAACGACGAACTGAAGGTCGATCGACTGTTCGTCATCGAACGTCGGGCGGGGCAACCGGCCGTTCACCGCGGACAGCTGCACGTTCTCGCCGGCTTGGGGTGCGAACGACAACAGTTCCTGCGGGTTCAGGCAGTACCACGACGACGTCGACAGCGGCTGGCCGGCCAGCTCGACGCTCATGTACGGGTCGGTGTCGAAACTCATCCGGCCCCCAAGTAGACGGCGCTGTTCGTGACCCGGACGAGATCCTCGGGCTTCGGCCACGCCTTCGCTTCGACCACCGTGTAGTCGATGTTGACGCCGTTGCCGGTCACCGACAACGGCGTCGGCGCCTGTTCAACAGCGTTCGCCAGGCTGATCATCGACATGGTCATGTCCGCTCGGGCCAACGCTTCGCGAACGTCGTAGCCGGCGGTAATCGTGTTGCGTGCGGACGCGACAGCGGACAACGAGTTGCGCATCTGGTCGACAAGACCGCCGCCAGCGAAACCGGGGACGTACCCGCTGTTGACCTTGTCCAAGAAGTTGGTGCCCAACGAGCGGACCGCAGAGGCTTTGACGACGTACTCGCCGGCCGACAACATCGCTGGGACACTGTCGCTGGTCGGACCGCCGGGCCCAGAGATGTAACCACCCGTGGCGAAACCAGGGATCAGATCAGCTAGCTCGTCCCAAATGATCTTCGCGAGATCAAACGAAACACCAAGCCCGGTGGCGAGACTGTTGAAGAACGATGCGGCATCGAACGCGAGGCCGATGACAAAGTCCTCAGCAGTTGTCAGCGACGTGCGGAACGTGTCGAGCGTGACAAGCGCGTCGCCGATCGAGAAGTCGAGCGGGATCATCATCGCCGCGCCCTCTTCGACCTTGTCTCGCCAGTAATCGAGAATCGTCTGGCCCTTGTCGACGTCGGGTTCAACAGGCGGGATCGCCGGCACCTTGTTCTGGCCGGCACGCCAATCCTTCAACAAGTCGGTCGCAGCTTGCGGGTCAGCACCCGTGTCAACGATGACCCACTTGCCCTCTTCATCCTGCCGCCACTCGGCGACGACAAGGTCGGCCTCTTCGGTGTCGGCAGACGCGCCGATCAACACCGGCTCACCGGTTTCGTTGTCGATGACCCACTCGGCCAAGAAGTTCTCGGCGTCAGCGACGTCCACGGCTACCGGATACTCGATCGGGTCGACCCCCGTACCCGTGCCGGTGGGGATGGGCCCGGTGAATCCGGGGTCGCCTGGCTTGAGGAACGTGGGTTGTGCCGGTGGCGGGTTCAGCACCAACTGTGTGTACTGCTCGAGGATCGCGGCGACGCCTTCCCAGTTCTTGTCGGCCACGTTTGGCAGCAGTAGGTCCAGAACTTCCTTCGGCAACGCGCCCTTGCCGAGAGCGTCGAGGATCTGCTGGTACAGGCCGATCTGGGTGATGGCCTCTTCCATGCCCGACAAGCGGATGCTTGTCTCAATGTCGATCTCGTCCAGTTGGAGAAGGTCGTCAATGTACTTGTCGACCTCAGGGCTGTTCGGGTCCGCGCCGGTCATCTCAGCAATCAGATTGCGGAACTGGTCCTCAAACTTTCTCGCCGCCTCGCGGGCACCGTCGTAATCGTTCGCTGCGATGAACTCGGAGATGACGGTCTGTGCCTGGTCGCCCAGTTCGATCAGTCGGCCCAGACCGCGTTCTTGGTCCTCGGTGTACCCGCCGAACATCGCGGTCGCAGCGTCGTACGACTCTGGAAGGTCAAGGATGTCCTTCTCCAGCTCATCCAACGCGTCCTGAGCGGTCGTGATCGCTGGTGGGTCGATTTCCACACCGATCGGAATGTCGATCGGGTTTGTCGCGGCGAAGTTGGCGAGCTGACGTGCCGCGCCTTCGAAGTCGCCGCTTTCGATCGTCGCGATGACCGACGACGCCACCGAACCGGGGATCTTGCCTTCCAGCAGCGACGCGTACGCCTCAAACTTGGCCCGAGCCTCTTCCAGACCCGACACCTTGATCGCAGTCTCAACCTGCTCCGGGGTGAGCCCCATCGCCTCGAGGTACTTACGGATCTGATCTTCGTTCAGGCCGAGCTGCCGGAACGTCTTGACGTACTCGTCACGCAGCCGCGCCGCTTCACCCGCGACTTCGGCGTCGGTGCGGCCGGCTTCGATCAGCTTCGCCAGATAGTCGGTGGTCGCTTCGCCCAACGCGAGGATGCCTTGGACTGCGCGTTGCTGACGGGGTCGCAGCTTGCCGAGCGACGCCGCAGCCAGGTCCAAGTCGGCGGGCAGCCCACGGATCGAACGACGTGCCGTTCGGTACGCTTCGCCGAGCGACACAGCGGACCCGGCGATGTCGTCCAGCGACGATGACCGTTCGATGCTTTCGCGGAACGCGTTACCGGCCGCAGCCGCCGACTCCGCTGCGATTTCGAGCGCCGCCAGTTCGGGGTTGAGCCGCTTCAAAGCGTCGGCGAAGTTGTCGCCTTCCAACGCTGCGTCGCGCAACGCCGTTGCGATCCGGTCCTGCTCGACTGCGATTTCGCGAGCCTGGGCCTTGCGGTCCTCTTCGGATTCCTGCAGACCGGCCTGTTCGCGGAACGTGCGGAACGAATCGGAGAACTGAAGGCCGGATGACAGCAGATTGTCTGCGGCGCCGGCCGCTTCGATCGCTGTCTTGTACCGGGACGCTGCCGCAGTGGCGGCATCGAATCCGACGGTCGACAGCTTGAGCCCTGCGCTCAACCGTGCCAGTTCTTTCTGGAAGCTGACAGTCTGGCCCTCGGCAGACCTGTTGGCCGCGGCGTTTCGCAACGCACCGTCGGCGCTTTCAAGTGCTTCTCGTTCGAGCCGCTGACGATCGGCGATGCCAGCGCCCACTCCTTCGCCGCGCGTGTCGGCGCCGGGGTCAGGGTCAATGCCTTCCTCGACACGCGTCTGGCGGATCGCGTACGAAAGCTCTTCCCATTCCCTAGTGTTCGTCTCGACTTGGCTGCGCTGCTCGACCAGTTGGGCGCGCAACGCCTGCAACGCCTCAGGGCCGCTCTTGCCGATCTGTTCGATCGCCCGGTCGACGTCCCGATAGGCGAGGCGTACACCGTCGATCTCGACGCTGCCACGGGCCCAGTCGGGGTTGAAGAACCCGTCGAGCGGGTTGAAGTTCGTGGTGCGTGTCTCAGCGAGTTTGCGGAACTCGTCCAACGCGTTCTCGCCGTTGGCGAGCGTCTTGACGGTGTCGCGCAGCCTTGCTTCCTGCTTCTCCGTCGCCCCGGTGAAGTAGTTGACCGCCCCGGCGGCGCCCCACATGGCGGTCGTGTAGATCAGCAGCGACCTGGCAGCGGTTCCGCCGAGCATCGTGGACAACCCGCCCGCTGCGCCCGCCGCGCCAGCTGCGCCTGCTGCTGCGCCACGGGTGGCGACGGCGCCAGCAGCAAACGGCACCAACGCAGTTGAGGCAGTAGCACCCGCCCCGGACGCGGCTGCAGCGGCAGCCGCGGTCTGCGCCGCTGTGTAACGCCCCAAACCAACCGCAGCAGCTGACGAGTTGACCGCCACCCCGCCGAGTGCGGTGACAACACGGCCCAACCCGGCAGCAAGCGGACCGGTCGCTGCGGCAACAAGCCCCAGACCAATCGCGATTTGCTGGACCGGTTCAGGCAGCTTGCCGAACCACTCGGCGCCGTTCTGCAGTGTGTCGATCAGCGGCTCGAGCAACTGCAACGCCTGGTTGATCGCTGGCAGGAACGCTTCGCCGAGCGACACACCAATGTCACCGATCCGGTTCTGGAAGATCCGCAACTGCGATTCGGTCGTCGCGTAGCGACGTTCGGCCTCTTCGACCAAAGCGGTGTTCTCGACCCACGCTGCGGACGAGATGCCCAACGCCTTGCCGAGAATGTCCTGCGACCCGGCAAGACGCTGCAACGAATCGCGAATACGAACGTCGACCAGTTCCAGTTCGTCCAGCAGCGGCGACGTCGCACCGGACGCAGCAACGTCCGCGAGTCCCTTGACGAACTCGTTGATGAGCGCAGCCGGGTCCTGCTCGTACAGTTCGGCGAACGCCTGAGTCGTCAGGTTGGTCGTGTCGGCAAACGTCTGCAAGTCCTCGTTGCCGGTTTCGACAGCGTCGGAGATGCGCTGGAACACACGCGAGAACGCAGTACCACCAGCCTCGGGCATGATGCCCACCGACGCGAGCGCCGCCGAGAACCCGAGAATCTGGTCTTGGGTGAGTCCGATGATCGAACCCTGACCGCCCAACCGGAGCGCGAACTGGGCGATCCGATCCTCAGTGGTGGACATGTTGTTGCCCAGGTCCACGATCGTGGCGCCGAGCCGGTCGAACTCGTCGGTCGGCAACGACGTGATGTTCGCGAACTGGGACAGCAGCAGCGCGCCCTCTTCGGACGTCAGGTTGGTGGCGACACCCAAGTCCACAACGGTGCGCGTGAAACCCAACAGATCCTCGTTGGGGATGCCGAACTGACCACCGAGTTCGGTGACCTTCGCGATCTCCTCGCGGGTCGCCGGGATCTCCTTCGCGAGTCCCCGGATGCCTTCCTCAAGCCGACCGAACTCGGCCTCGGTCGCGTCGACAGTCTTGCGGACACCAGCGAACGCCGATTCAAACTGGATCGACGCATTGGTCGCCAACGCGCCGACCGCGACGAGCGGCACCGTCACCGCAGTGGTGAGCCCGGTGCCAGCCGCCGAAATCGCCGCGCCCGACCGGGTCAACCCCTGAGCAAAGTTCGCGCCGACCTTGCCGCCGGCACCCAACGCCGCCGCTTCAGCAGCACCCAGCTCAGCGCCGACATCCGCAGCCAACCCCGCAGCCGCGGCGGTCGCGGCGGTAGACGCGCCAGAGCCGCCGCCCCCAGAGGTGGGAGCGGCGGCTGTAGGAGCACCCTTCGCGGACTGGCCGAAACCCTTGGCCCACGCCTGGCCGGCAGAGCGGCCGTAGCGTTCGAACTCGGAGCTGTTCTTCTGGAAGTCGGCACGGGCCTTCGCGAAGAACTTGTCGAACGACGGCAGCAACTGAACGTACGCAACTGCGAGATCGTTACCGGCTGCCATCAGTCACCCCCTCCGTTCTTTCGTCGTTCGCGCAGGGCACGCACCCGTTCCTGCGCTTCTTCGTGTTCACGGCGTTCGCGTTCCAACTGGAGCAGCGACTTCGGACGCGGCAACGGTTTCGGCCTGGCGCCCTTGCCGCCGCCCCGCTGCCAGTTCGCACCCTGCAACACGTCGACCACAGCGGCAAGCAGATAGTCGGTCGTCTGCCACGCCGAATACTCGGGCCCGTTGATCTCCCGCAACGTCGCCGACTCCGGTGGCAGCGTGCCGATCAACACTCCGAGCCGGCGCCACGTCAACCGGTCGGTGCCCAAATCGCGGGCCATGTCCAGATGCCAGAACCGGAGCAGATCCGATTCCAACGCCTCCCCGTGTTCGGTTAGGAACTCGAGGAGGCCGAAGATTCCCCCGTGGTCATCTGGAACCGTTCGATCAGCAGACGGGAGAACATGGCGGTCGTGCCGCCGTCAGCGACGTACTTCTTCCAGTTCGCCGCACCCCAGATCGCTTTCGCGAGATCCGAGTCGTCTGCCTCGCCCTTGCGTTGCAACGCGAGGACGTCCATGCACTTGTCGGGCCACAGGTCGGGCGGCGGGATGCGCAGCACCGTCCCGTCGGACAGCTCGAGGTCGAGCGACGCTTCCTCTTCCCGCTTCTCGCGGAACTCGGACAGCTTCAGCACCTTGGACATATGGCATGGGCTCCTTGTTCAGTGGCGTGGGCAGGGTTGAACGATGAGGGGTTGGGGCGCCCACGCCAGGAACCCCAACCCCCCGATCAGACCGTCCGATCAGGACGGGGCGATCGCACCGGGATCGTCGGTGATCTCGATGGAGAAGTAGGTCTCGCCGCCGCCGTCGGTGGCGCCGAGCATGTCCACGACCATCGGCACGCCGGCCATCTCGTTGTCCGACAGGGACGCCGAACCGGCGATCGTCACCTGGGCGCGGGGGATGCAGATGCGCTTCGTGATGTCGCCGTCGGTCAGCTCGATCACCATCGCGACGACGGCGAGGCCCAGGTTCTTGGGTCGCACGGTGCGGGTGGTGATGCCGGTCGCGGTGGACGAGTCCGAGCCGGGGTAGGCCAGCTGGAACACGATGTCGGAGTCCTCGAGGGCGGTGAAGTTCAGGACCTGCTTCGCCTTGATCGAGGTCTTGCGGATGTAGACCGAACCATATGCGTAGTGGTCCGTGTCATCGGATTCCCAGGACAGGCTGATCGCGTCGTCCTGGCTGATGTAGCCGACCGGGTCGAACGCTGCGTTCAGCGCACCGGCGATGTTGGTGGGGAGGGTCGTGCCCTCGGGAGCGGTGTAGACGTCCGCGCTCGTCCAGATGCGGACGTTCTCAACGGTTCCAGCCACAGTTGACCTCCATGGTCAGCCCGCACGCGCGACGCGGCGGGATAGGGGTGTCTCTTGCGGCGTGGGACTTCTCGACCGCCATCGGGGCGGTCTGCTCAAGCACCCCTATGGGGCGATTGACCTGTTAGGAGCCGGTGTCGAGGGTTGACCCTCGGACAGCAACAGCCACCTGAAAGGAGTACCGGTCGTGACCCGTGTCCGGGTCGGGGTTGCGTCGCAACCCTCCGGTGTCATCGACGCGGCCGACGGCTTGGCCGTCGACCACGGTGCCGCGCATCGCGTGGATACGGGCACGCACGATCTGCGCGAGGTTGTGCGCCTCGACATCCGATGTCGACCAGCAGTCAACGGCGATCGTTGCGGAGTCCTGGGCGATGTTGGCGCGTGGCCCGCCGATGCGTTCCACGACAACGAACTCGGTCGGTCGCGGGTTCGGGATGGTCGACACCAGCGGGATGTCATAGCCGTCGGCAGGTAGGACGTCAGCGAGCCCTTCGATCAGCACGTCGGTCGTGTCGGGGAACAGAACGGGGTCGTTCACAGGTAACGCCTCGGCTGCTTGCGTTCCGCTGCGAACGCCTTGGACAGGCTCTTGTCGCGCGCCTCGTTCACCTTCGCGGTGTCAGACGCGGTGAACACCTGGACGCGGACACGGTCGCCGGAACGGTCCGCTTTCACAGCGTGGCCGGGCCCGGCGTTGTTCTTCACACGCTCGGCGATCTGCGTGAGGTACTTCTGCACCTCTGGCTCGTTGATGATGCGGCGGGCTTCACGGTTGTACCCCTTGTTGCGGGTCACATCGACGCCAGACATCAGCCCTCCACCACCCGCAGCTTCGCCTCGAGGTGATGCTCGCCCCGCGGTGTGTACGCACTGTTGGGCCGGCCGACGACATCAAACGTCAGGTCACCCCACACGACCCGGTCGCCAGGTCGAACGTCGACCGTTGCGAGTGTCTGCAGGATGTAGTCCGATTCGTCGCCGGCACGGTTGTCACGCACATCGTCGCTGGTTGCTTGGGCGACCCAACCGGTGGCTGGGGTTGACGTGGCGCCAGCCCAGTTCTTCACGACGTCGTCACCGCGGCCGGTGGTCGTCGCAGCCCGCAGGATCGTGATGTCGTGAACCATGAACGATTCGAAGCTCACGACACCTCTCTCAACAGTTCGTGTATCCGGTCGGGTCGTCGTGCCGCTTTCTGATAGCGGCGCAGCAACGCTTTGCTCTGATGCGACCCGGTGCTGCGGTCGATGCGGGGTTGCGGCGGGTGCCACAGGTGAACAAGGTCGGCGTTGTCTCGCCACGGGTTGCCGTACAGGGTGGTGAGGGCGATGTCCCAGGCGACGTCCTCATGTCCCCAGCCGACGAACCGTGGGTCCGGTAGGCACTGCTCGAGGGCGGCACGGTTGATGACGAGCACCCCGCCGGCTGGTTGCCCGTTGTACGGCTTCATGTCACGGCTGTTCGACCGGTCCAACGGGAGCGCACGCCACGGTTCCCCGTCGATCATGCGGACCGTTGACTCGTCTGACAGGCGATGCACTTTCAGGTGCGGCACCGCCCACGTCGCATCTGATTCGATCGCCAAGGTGGGGTCGACCCACACGTCGGCGTCAGCGACGACGATCTTGTCGCCGTGCGCTCGGGCGAGCCCGTCACGCACAGCAACACCTTTCGACCACGGCCCGTCGCAGACACCTTCGATCACTTCGCCGTGCCGTTCCCAGAACGGCCGCAGGTAGGCCCAGTTGCGTTCCCTGTAAGGGCAGCCGGGTTGCCACGGCACGATGACAGAGATCACGTCACTGGGTCGTGAACCAGCTCCGGTGTCGGCTCGGGCACCCAGAACCAGTCGCGGAACACGTCATGCAACGTTGCTTCGCCGTGGGCGTCGGCCAGCCGGCCGTACTCGCGCCAGTGCTGCCCGATGTCGTCGGCCAGGTCGGTCGCTGCGTACGCTTCGGCACCGTTGACCGCTTTGCGGGCGAACTGCTCAGGTGACCGGTACGGGAAGTGTCGAACCTGCAACCCGGATGTGACCGGCTGGTAGGTGTCGTAGTTGGCGCCGTGGTTGCCCTGATGAATCACTAGGTCCGGTGCGGTGCGACACGCGACCTTCGGCAACGGGTTCGGGTACTGGCGGCGCCACTGCATCGCCTCGACCGGGTTGGCGCCGCTGTCGGCGCCGGTCGCGACGTGGTCGTACAGCTCGGCGGTCACGATCCACTCTTCGACATCGGCAAGCACGTCGCCAATACGGCCGGCCGGGTGGAACCACCATTCGTCGGCGTCGAACGGGACCACCCATTCGGCGTCGAACTCGACACGGGCCATGTGCGCGAGTCGGGTCATCTTCGCTGACTGGTAGTAGCCGACCTCCGGGTCGTCCAGCACATGCACCGGGAGGCTGTCGAGGATGTCGCGGGTGCCGTCGACCGACCGGTTGTCGGCGATGATCACCACATCAACCTGGGTGAGCATGTGCCGCACCGTTGTCTCCACGATGTCGGCCTCGTCGCGCACCATCGACACAGCAGCGGTGACCACTCAGCGTGCCCATTCATGGATGACCGGGTGGACGACGTCCATCGGGCCGGTGTGACGCACCCGCACCGTCTTGGATGCGAGCAACACGTTCTGCTGGTACCACGGTTCGACGCGAGGGTCGTCCCAGATCTGCCAGCGCAGCGAACCCGACACCTTGTAGCCGTTGCTGGTGAACAGCGTCGCCCACCACGACTGCCACTGCAGGTTGATGTGACCGGCGCCGCTCTGATGCGGAATCGCAGCGGAGAACAGCACCGTCGGCGCCAAAGCGCACAGCTCGGCAATGAACGACGCAGCACGCTGCTCTGTGAGATGTTCGGCCACCTCTAGGCACACAGCGAGATCGAACGTGCCGACATCTGGCAGCGGTTCCTCAAGGTTGTGCGCGGTGAACGGGATGCGAGGGTTGGTGACGTAGTCGCCGTCGATCCCGTGGACTGTGGCGCCCAGCTCGGCAAACTCGGCGCCCCAATGACCCTGGCCGCAGCCGACGTCGACCACGGTCGACGGGTTGACCATCTCGTAGACGATCGGGGCGAGCACTGCGGCAGATGCAATCGACCCGGCTGAGATGGTGTCGTAGAACGACTCGGTGTACGACATCAGTAGCCGACTCCATTGCGTGCGTCGCCGATGTGTTCCACCTTCGGCGGATCTTCACGACGGCCCCAGTAGCCGAACTTCACCGTCGGGTTCTCCAACAGCTTCAACGAGAACTTGCCTTCGGAACGCTTGCCGTTCGGCCAGCCCTTCTCCACCAGTTTCGTCCGGTAGATCGAGGGGTTGGTCGTGAAGAACCGGCGGTGCTCCAACCAGTAGCTGTCGCCGTCGGTGCAGTCGGTGTAATGGTCCGGGTGTTGTTCAACGATCCCGCCCGCTGCGCGTTCTTCGTCGTTCCACGGTTGGCGCCGCAACGCCATTTGGATCAGGTGCGGGTTGCGGTCGAGCACGCTCTGCATCAGGTACAGCGGAAGCGGTTCGTTGAACGTGAAGTCGTCCTCGAGGTGGAAGATGAACCGTTCGGGACGGGCCCGTAGCGTCGACCAGGCCGATTGGATCGCGCCGCCGAACCCTTGCCGCGTCGGCCGGCCGATCACTTCGAAGTCGGGGAACATGGTGCGCAGCCGGTCGCGATGTGTTTCGTCGCCGGTGTCGTCGTGAATCACCTTGTAGGTGACTTCACCGAGCATGTTGTCGCGTGCCGATTCGATGGTCTGTTCGATGCAGTCGAGCCGACCGTCGGTCATCACCAGCAGAATCATGCGGGTATCCCGTTCGCTTCGGCGATCGCCCGGTGCGCTGCGAGTCGTTCAGCGCGTGACGCCCCACGGTTGCGGCTGTTCGGTCGGACATGCGCCCGGTACACAGCGTCGGGCACGGGTTCGAACGTGGCGCCTGCGAGGTGGCAGCGGAGCCACAGATCCCAGTCCTCGGACCATGAGAAGTCGCGCCACCCGCCAACCTGTCGCACCAGCTCGGCCCGGACAAGCGAACCGACGACCAGCCAGTTCCCTTCGACCAGACAACCGGCTTCGCACTGGTGTGTGTGACCGGCGACGGCGGGCATGCCGGGCTGTCGGGCCCGGTGCTGGCGGATGTACCGCACCGACGGCGCCCGCACATCCGCAGAAGCTCGGGCCATCGCTTCGAAGTAGCCGGGCTCAAGTTCGTCGTCGGCGTCGAGGTGACACACCCACTCGGTGTCAACCTGGGCGAGCGCGCCGTTGCGTGCGTCGTGCAGCGTGTCGGCGTGACACGTCACAACCGGCACCCCCAACGCCTCTGCGGACGGCACAGCGCGTTCAGCGGCGAGGTGACGCCACCTGTCAGCACCGAACGTGGCGACAGCAACAGTCACGTCCACAGGTGCTGCCTTTCGGCGTACACGACGCGGCCTTGGCGCATCCGACGGCGTTGCATCCGATAGGTCTTGTCCATCGGCGCCTTGTTCCAGGCGGGGTGGAGATGTTCGACGTGGGAGTCCTCGGCGAACGCCCACATGCCGCGGAACATGGCGGTCTGCACGAACTCGTCATCGACGTATTCGTGCTGGTAGCCCTCATGCATGACGACACCGGGCTGGTCGATCGTGCCGTACCGGTCGACGTAGTCGCGTGTGACGAGCGAGTGCGTCGCGTGCTCGCCGCGCATCACGCGCAGCGAACCAAGATCGTTGGTGCCGACAACACCGATAGTGCCGTCGAGCTTCGCGACCGCCGCTTCGTACCAGCCTGGGTGGAACTTGATGTCGCACGCCCCGGTGAACAGCAGCGGCGCGTCGGTCAACTGGTAGCCCGTGTTGATCTTGCGGGCGTAGTCACCGGTCATCGGACCGGGGACGGTGAAGTGGTCGAACTCTTTGACTGCTGCGAGCACGTCGTGGTCACCGTCGGTGCAACCGAACACAACCTGCGGGTTCGGGGTGGTCGCAACGATGGATTCGACCAGCGGTTCAACCGTGTGCGGTCGCCCCAACATCGGGACGATGATCGCTACCTGTTGGACTGGTACGGCCACGGGCCCATCGGGATCTCTTCGCCGCCGTTCGCGACGGTCGTGTAGATGTCGTCGGGGTCGTACTTGCGGTACGGCGACTCCAACTCGACGGTCGTGATGAGCGCAGTGCCGGCGGCTTTGCGGACCAGGCGACGTTCCTGCTTCGTCAGGTACAGGTCCGACGAGCTGTTGCCGTACTCGGCCCGATAGTTCACGACCGACTCTGCGGTCAACCCCTCCGGGTTCGACACAGCCCGTTCAACCACCTTGCAGCAGATGAACGGGATGACGTCGGGCACCCCGGACAGATCGTTGTTGTCGTCCACCCAGTCGACGCCGGCTTCGGCGCGGATCAGAGCGGACGCGAAGTCGAGCAGTGCCGCCGCTCGGTCAGTGTTGATGTCGCGCCCAGCGAAGGACTCGAAAGTCTCCACTGACGCGAGCGGCGGCAGGCTCATCAGGAAGCGCCGTTGAAGTTGATCTTCACGGCACGCACGTTGGTGGAGCCGTCGTCCTCGACCGACGTGCAGCCGGCGAAGCTCGACACCACGGAACGGTCACGCAGGTACAGCGCGTCGTAGTCGCGGATGTAGCGCATCGCGAGGCCCATGTCGGCGAGCCGCGACCCGAACGTGACACCCTGCGGGATCTGCGGGGCGACGTTGACGAACGCGAACGCCGTCGGGTGGTAGGCGATCGCCGTCTCGGGGTCGAGGGCGTTGGAGCCGATGATGGTGAACCCGGCGAGCCGCTGGATGGTCGCCTCGCGCAGCGCGCTGGTGGCGATGCCGTCGCCGGCCGAGTCGACGCGGTTGAACTTGTCGTCCAGCAGCATCTCAGTCTCGACGTCGGAACCAACGAGGAGGATGCGACCCTCGCGAGGCACGTTCTCGTCGTTCAGCGCCTGGCGAGCCTGCACCAGCGTCTGCCACATGGCGTCGGACGAGTCGGCGATGTTCAGGGTGGTGCCGTAGGTGGCCGTCTCCATCACACCGACGATCAGATCCTCGAGGCCGCGGGCGACTGCCTTGACCTGCGGGGTCAGCACCTGCTCGGCGTACTCCACGATGTCGAGGGTCAGCTGCTCGTCGGTGACCGACGCTGCGTGGTAGATGTCGTGGTCGAGCACCACCGGGACGCTCGTCTCGGTGAGGTCGTCCACGGTGATCGGCTGCGACCGGTTGTTGCGGAACTCGTACTCACGCGAGGTGGCGACAGCCGGCAGGCGCAGCGTGACGGTGTCGTTCTTCGCGCCGCGGAACTCGGCGTCGGCGTAGTTCCACACGGTGCGGGGCACGACGATCTCGCGCTCGAGCAGCTTCAGTGCCGTCCGGTTGATGACCTCAGGCTTCAGGAATGTGTTTGCCACGGTGACCTCCAATTGGTCGATGGTTTGGCCGCTTCGCCACCGTGGCGGTGAGCGCGCGGGGGGTTACCAGCGCCTGACTCGGTCTGCGATCGCGTCGTAGTCGGGCTCTGGTTCGGCGCCGGGAACGGCACCAGGCACCAGCTCGGTCGGGCGCCGCTTGGGTGCCGGGGTCGAGTCGGTGTCGGGCGGGGCGAACGCGGCGAGGATCTCGTCGGCGTCCGCTTCCAGCTCTTCGATCGTGTCGCCCACCAGCCGCTTTGCCTGCGCTGCGGTCAGACCCTTCGCCGACGCGACCTGAAGTCGCATCAGTTCCTGCTCTGCCTTGAGTGCCCGCTGTTCGGTTTCGGTGAGCCGGTCGGCCAGCTTCTCGCTGTCCGACTTCTTGGCGTCCTCGATCTCCTTCAGGCGGGCCTCGAGCTGCTGACGCTGCTCTCGTTCACGCTTCAGGTCGGCGAGGACACGCTGCTTCGACTCCTCCGACTTGAAGTCGGCGTTGTCGCTTGGCGCGGGCTGTGCCGCCTCGTCGGCGGGTGCGTCCATCTCGGGCGCGTCAGTGTCGGTGTCACCCATCTCGGGCAACCCCCCTTGTTGCTAGATGCCTGACCCTCTCGGTCAGGCGCGAATCGCGGCGGCTTCGCGCTGCAGGCGCGTCAGCTCTCGCCGGAACGAGTTCAGATCACCCGTTCTGTTCCACAGGTCCAAGAACTCTTCGGAACGGCCCGGTAGCGGGTCGTCCTTGGAGTAGACCGGTTTCGCTGTGCAAGCACAGTGGTCGTGGGCCCGGAAGTCGTTGACGGTGCGCCCGTTCTTGTCCTTGCGGACAAACACCGACTTCTTGCCGCCCTTGCCGAGCGCCGCGCCCTTCGATTTGAACGGCCGGTACGACACGCCCCTCGAGGCGAGCATGGCGCAGAACGCGCACGGGTTGCCGTCGGTGACCCGCACATAGCCGATCACCTTCGGATCGGCCGACGAGGTCCGCAACGTCGAATCGCGGCCACCGTCGAGACTCATGCGGGCAGCGACACCGGACACCTTGGTCGCAGTTGTCGCCGGCACGTTTGCACGGCCCAGCGCCATGCCGCGTCCCGCTTCGCCAGGCCCCATGATGCGCAGGCTGCGCACTGTCGCGTTCCGGTTGAACGGCGACGCCCCAACCTGTTCGTACAGGCCGGTGACGCCCTCGGCGTTGCGCACTTGGTCGTAGTAGAAGAGCGACAGCCGCTCGGAACGGCGCCGTTCTTCTTCGATCAACCTGACGATCATCCGTTCGACGGTCGGCCAGGTGTCGGCGATGTTGTCGTAGTCCAACAGTTGCATCGCGCCGAGCACTTCGGCTTCGACCGACGCACGCAACTGCACCTGGGACAGCCGCCACTCCTCAACCAGCGCAGCGGACTCTTCAGTGACAGCCACTAGACGTCAGCGACGTCCTCGGCATCAGACGAGTCGTCGCTTGCCATCTGCCGGTCGATGTCATCAATCAGCTGCTGGATCGGGTCACCGGACCGCACCAGTTCGCGTGCCTCTTGCACGTCCTGCTGGGTGAACCCGGGGATCTTCGCCCACAGCAACTCGACCGGCACGTTCAACATCTCGGCAAGCTTGCCGAGCCCGTCGACCGTCGCAGCGAACGACCGGGCCTCGGTGTCACGCCAACGAACCTGCGCCTCATCCGACACGACAACACCGATGTAGGTGCCGGCCAGCCGCAACGCCTGCTCGACCGCTTCGCCGAAGAGCGTTTCGATCTGATTCATCTTGCGGGAATGCCCGACCTCTGCGGCGACCAACGCTTCAGCGGACAGGTTGACCATCTGGCCCAACAGGTTGTGCGGCGGCACCTGTGACACAACCCCGAACTGCTCCATCAGCTTCTGACGGGAGTCGAGGTAGCCGCCCAGGTCGGTCTGGCTGAACTCGCCAACCTTCACATCGGGGTCATCGAACAGCATCATCCGAGCAGCAGACGCTTTGATGCGCTCAGTCTCCGAATCGGCGGTCCAACCCATGATGTACCGCTGCCGGAACGCTGCGAAATGCTGGGCGACCAACAGGTCAAACGTCGTCAGATCCATCTGGTCCTGCAGCGGCATCAACGGTTCGATCTCGGACCAGCCTTCGCCGTCCAGATCGTCGCAGTTGCGGAACCGGACGATCGGGCACACCCCGGCGCCGTGCGGCTGCTCGGCGACGAGCACCGGCCACACCGGCTTGTTCCGTTCCTTCGCCTTCTCGGCGTCGTTGACGAAGAAGTAGATGGCGTCCTCGTCGTACAGCCGCCATTCCAGCCCTGCGTACCGTTTCACTGTTTCGAGCGCGTACACCGGCCAGTCAGGGTCGCTCTCGTCGTACACGGCGGTGCAGTTGCGGGGCGACAAGCCGCGCATCACCGGCATCTCGTCACCGGGCACGACCTTCAGGTACGACACCTTGTAGGTGAACGCCGCCCGGTAGATCGCGCTCTGATGGGCGTCCATCTTGTTTGCCTGCCACACCGACCACGTCGGATCGTTGTCCAGGGTGGTCGGGTCGCGGAACCCGTCCACGAACATCGACTGGGCCGGCACATCCACTGCGAGCTTGCACAGGTTGATGCGCGACATCTGGGCCATGTCGACCACTTCGTTCGGCACACCCGTCGGGATGACCGGCAGCGGCTGGATGCCGCGGAAGTAGGCGTGCAACCGTTCCAGCTCGGCGTGCTCGGCCCGTCCGATCTCGAGGAGTTCGTGTGCCGTCACTTCGGCCTCTGCCTTGTTCAGCACACCCAACCCCCCTTCAGAGGAAACTTGCCTTGCCGGTCCGTTGCCGTTCCTGTTTCGCCGTGTTCAACACCAGCCGGCGCAACATGCGGGCACCGACAGCGCACACCGCCAGATCGATCTTGTTACGACCCTCGCGGTGGCCCTTCCACAACGACACGCCCCACCGGTTCGGCAGACGGCGAGCGTTCTTCAGATGCAGGTTCAGCACCGGGTGATCGTCGGTCGACAGGTCACCGTGCTCGAGTTCAGCGACGAACCGCATCGCAGCTTCGGTGAACAGCGCTTGGCGTTCATGCGACGTCATGTCCCACATCACCGAGTGCTTGCGTTCCCCGCCACGCACCGCCCACACCTTGAACTTGTCCTGATAGTCGCGGTGCCAACCATCGATCATCGAGTCCCAGAACGACTCGCCGACATCATCGACGGCGTGCGACGGGTCAGCGAAGAACGCGACGACGTTGTGGTTGTCCAACACCTCGCGGACACGCTGGTCGACGTCGTATCGGTTTACAACCCAACCGTCACCGGCCACACCAGCCGGCCGGGCCCACACACCGACAGTGACAACGTGACCGTCGTCCATCCGACACGCCACCAGCCCGGTCGCGTCGTCGCTCTTCGAACCATCGAAGAACAGGACGATGTCGCCGACCAGATCACGGTCCGGGTACGCAGCCCGATCAACCGCGTTCGGGTCCAACCAGGCGTCCTCGGCAGCGACACGCTGGTTGTACCAAAAACGGCGCGACCGGGGCGCCGGGTTCCGGGTGTCCAAGATCGACGCAACGATCCGGTCGACATCCAGCCACACCGAATCCCCCCGAACCGACCGCACCACATCCGGCGCCGCTTCAGCGGACAACGGAGCAGCCGGATCGGCCTCAAGGGAGTCGTACATGATGCCTGTGGTCAGGCTGCCGCCTGCGCGGCTGAGGGCATACGCGTCCCACGACCGTTCCGCAACCGAGTCCATACCGGGGACAGGGGCGTTCGTGATCGCCAAGGTTCGGGCAGCACCATCAGCCGACTTTGCAGCGTTTCGCTCAATGACGGCAGCCATCTCATGCCCACCATTAGACGAATCCCAGTGCTGGGTTTCGTTCATCAGCACGAACGTCGCCCGAGCACCCTCCAAGGTGGCCGGCGACGACGTGACCGCCTGGATCAGACGCTCACCATCGGCTGCGTGGATCAACTCCTTGCCGGTCTGCACCCCGTAATGCGCTTTCGCGTCCGGTGTGATGAGCCCCGGCATAAGCCTCATGGTGTTCTTCGTCTGCTCCAACGACGTCGCGGCGGTCTGTACCCACGCCGACGGGCAATCCGTAGCGACAGGAGTGTCGCCGTCCATGCCGGCGACACGACACGGGCCGATCGCCTCGACGTACAACAAGCAGCCGCCGACAGGGTCTTTGCCCCACCCCTTCAACCGTTGCAGCACCCCGTCACGAAACAGGAACGTGCCTGTCTCATCGACCGCGTACCACCACAGAATGAACCTGGCTTGCTCGAGGGTGAAGCGCCACGGCTCACCCTCCGCATACTGCAGCTCGGTGCCGCACCAGCCGAGCACGTCCCAGCCGAGCGTCGCGTCGGGCAACACCCAACGGTCACCGTCGGTCTGCCAGGTCGGGCCCACCGTGACCGGGGTCCACTCGCCGCCCGCCCACGGCAACACCGCCGGCTCGGACAGTCGGTCCCGATACCAGCGGATGACATCAGCGTGATCGTCACCAACCGGGACATCAACAGTCGCAGCACGGGCCACTTAGCCCGTCCGCTTCCACCTGGCGTTCGCAGCGTCCCGAGCCTGCGCCGACCGCGACGTCGTACCCGTCGACTCATCCGGCAAATCCAGCTGCTTCAACAAAGCCCGCAACGCAGAACGATGCTGCCGCAACTCAGTCACCAACGGGTTCGCAACCGGCTGACCCTGCGACCCATGCACAACAAGGTCGGCAGTACCAACCTCACGCTGCAACCGGTCGATCAGATCGACCTCGAAGCACGCAGCCTCGAGCACCCGCAGCTCATCCGGCCGCAAATCGTACACAGCGGTGATGTCGTCCCAGAGGGCCGTACCGCCCTCCTCCAGCCCCACAGGGGGATCGTACTGTCGTGCCATCTCGGCTCCTTGACCCCATCTCAGGGCCGCTCACAGCCCCATCTCAGGGCCGTATGAGGGGTTTGCGCCGCACCAAACCGGCAAACGCCGAAAATCCAGCACGCAGAAGGTCCGGTGC